AATGCCTTTTACCATAGATCCTGTATAAACTTTAGCAGGTGCAAGTGTAGCAACTCCATCATTAGTGCCTAAACTTTTAATATGTGCTGTTGTGTTACGCCCTTCGGGAATAGACAACTTATATGCAGTATTCAAACTTGGAGCAGTCATAGCACGAGAACGTTTCTTAGCCTCAGCTTCGATGCCCCATTTCTTTTGTAATTCTTTCCAAGAATCTTCCAATTCTCTAGCCTTTCTTGCATGTTCTGCCGAAGCGAATTTCTTTTTGCCTTTTTTCTTGCCTGTAGTAGAATACATAGGCGGTAACAAATGCATAGTCAAATTATTCTCCAAAAGTTATAACAATACTAGTATTATACTAGACTATTCAAACTATGTCAACTAGGTTTATACTCGAAAACTTTCCCCGCAACCGCAACGGTCACGTTCATTTGGATTGGTAAAATCAAAACCCTCGTTAAGTCCATTGCGGACATAATCCATTACCATTCCATTAAGATATGGTTGATCTTTCTTATTAATAACAACACTGAATCCGTCAAATAATTCAGTGTCATCCCCTTCGGATAGATTATCCACATATTCCAACACATAAGCCAAACCGCTACATCCTGTAGTTTTGACTCCTATTCGGATACCAATACCTTTTCCTCGTTTGGACAAGGTTTGTTTAATCTTGGATTGTGCTATGTCGGTTACGATAATCATCGATTGCGGCTTTTATAGCATCTTCTGCAAGTATGCTACAATGTATTTTAACCGGTGGAAGGGCAAGTTCTTCAGCAATTGATGAATTAGAAATCTCTCGTGCTTGGTCAAGCGTTTTTCCCTTGACCCATTCGGTAACGAGACTCGAGCTTGCGATTGCTGATCCACACCCGTATGTTTTAAATCTGGCATCTGTAATTACTCCCTCAGTATTTACTTTTATCTGAAGTTTCATTACATCTCCGCAGGCCGGACTTCCGGTGAGTCCTGTGCCAACGTTGGGATCATTCTTATCAAACGATCCTACATTGCGAGGATTTTCGTAATGGTCGAGAACTTTGTCTGAATAGGCCATTAATTTGGAACTGCTACAATTTTTCTAACACCAGTTTGTGGATCAACCATTTCTTGCCAATGCATACCAGCTGGGGGTGCTTGGACAGTTGGTTGTGTATATACTACTGAAGGTGGTACGTATACTGGAGCAGGTTCGACATAAACCGTATTTGGGCGATTTAATTCGTATCCAATTACTCCGCCAATTAAAGCTGGAGCGACCCAGTTACAACCGTAACATCCACCATGATAATATCCGCCTCTATATCCACGAAAACCTTCATGGGCAGTTGCGGTTCCTACTACTGCCAATAATGACAAAGCCAAAAGTAACTTTTTCATAATACTACTCCTTTAAGCGTATACTAATATAACGCCTTAGACTTATATTTAGTTGACTTATTTCACTTCTTTACGAGCATTCTTAACTGCCGTAACATCATTACGTGTTTCTTTACACAACTTAGCCAAATCTTGACAATGTTTACGAACGCGAGTACCAGCGGCACCTACTTCTTTATCGTAAAACTTTTCAAAATCTGCTTCCATTGCTTCGATGATTGCAGTGAATTCTGCGAATTTATTTGTAGCCATTTAATTTCTCCTTTAGGCAAGTACAGAGTACTTATACCTAGTTTAACACCGTGGAAAATAAATGTCAACTATTTGCAAATACGTTTGGCGAACCTGAACTGATAGTATGATCCATGTGTCCATCCGAATCATATTTGTCGCCTAATCTTCCGACTAATAAATTATTAGCGTACACGTTACCACTGTATGTACTTAGAGCAGGAGCATGTGTAACAGCACTTGGTACACAAGGAGTACCATCATCATGCACCTTCATAGTGTCATTTTGTCGAACTATTCCAATATTGTTCACGAACACATTATCACTACCTTTATCAGTGGCTTGTGTAGTTGGTGTGTCCCAATGCCAATCTATCGGATTGCCGTGCCCGTCTCGCTGGCATACAGAACCTTGAGCACCATCTGTGCAGGCTACTGTATCGGTTCCATTTTTACGAGCTACGGCTGGCATGATAATATTTATACCAACTTAATACCAGTAGTTTGTTGTATGTATCTATCTTTAGCATCTTTTACAGTAGGTGCTAATACCATGACCGTATTTTTACTTATAGCAATATCGGCATCTGGATCAGTAGTAAACAAGAATGGAACAAGTCCGATACCATTATTAGTTGCTGTTAAACATAGTGGTTTAGATACTGTAACGGACATAGGTCCATCTTCTACTAATTTAGAAACAATCTCCTCACCTGCTGTGGTTTTGATTGTTATGATTTCGCCTGGAGCGATTCCTCTATTAATTAACATATTATACCTTTTCGAAATGTTTTTTGAGTTCTGTGAACCCGCCTATTAATTTATCATCTAAAAAGATTTGCGGCACAGTTCTGGCATTAGGTACTGCTTCCAACAATTGATCTTTAGTCCAGTCTGCTTCGATATTGCGTTCTTCAAACTCTATACTTTTCATTTTTAATAATGCCTTTGCTTGATCGCAATAAGGACATTGATTTTTACTCCATACAATTGCTTTTGTCATTTTTGAATTTCCAATTTAAGTGCGCACGTAATTCTTAACAAATTACTGTTTTCCGGACAATCGCCGTAGTGTCTCCAGTTACTTGGAAAAACTGCAATACGTCCAGGAACGAATTTAATTTCTCTTTCTTTTCCGTCAGGTGCTTCGAATATAGTCGATCCCCTTGGATCATCCCAAGTAGGATTCACATAGTATAATAGTGTCAAAAACTCGGATGGTGGATCATTATTCGGGTTAAACTCAAGATCATAATCCATATCAGTATGCCATCCGCCTTGCTGGCCAGATGTTTGTCCATTTAGTGCCGCAGAATTAGTAATAAAATTAATTCCGCTAAGTGTCCTAAACTTTGTTTCTAAATATTCAACAAAAAAATGTTTAGGGCCTGGATATTCATACAGCTTTTGTCCCCAAAATCTCATATCATCGGGATTTGCTCTCCGACCGAAAAACCAACTACTAGAATCCATGGTCCAATTATAAAATAATTGAACCATTTCCTTATCGATTGCGTTATCGTAGATTTGAAATAAATGTGTCATATGCCATTATAATACAGGTAAAGCATCGTAATCAATACCTTCGGACATCACACCGATAACATAATTAGTCGATTCACTTTCTTGTAATGCTGTTTGCTTACTGCTGGTATTTACATGTTTATTAAACCACGGAATTGGAGTACTGCGTGGTGCATTGGCCTGATATTTGATACCAATATCTTTAAGTGCGCTAACTGCTGTATAGTCCACAAAGTCTTTTAGAATGTTAGCGTTAAGCCCAATCACCGGACCTTTTTGGAATAGATAATCCGCCCAGGCTTTTTCTTCACGGATAACATCCATGTATAAAGCATAAACTTCTGTTTCGCACTCTGTTTTAATTTGGGCAAAACGAGGATCTTCTTTGACAACTTGATTAATCAAATAAGCAGTCCAACCTTTGTGCAACAATTCATCTTGTAGAATCAAACTGATAATGTTACCATTGCCAATAAAGATTTTATTCTCTACCATCGCTAGGCTAGTTGCAAATGATACCATAAAGCGGAACGCTTCAAGGGCGTAGCTGGCATTGAGGGCTAACCAAATAGCCTTGATGTGATCTCCCTCTTTAATGTTCCCGTTACATTCCACAGCACAATTGATTTGGTGTAGATCGTCGTAGTATTTTCCTACGCTTGATGCCATACTGATAATCTCTTCAGTGTCGTGGATTGTATTGAATACATCCTTAGGCACATTGTAGATGTTACGAATTATATGACTGTAGCTTTTGCTATGGATGTTAGTTTCGAAGAATGTCCAATTGTAGATGAGAGCTTCGAGCTCGGGCAAACTGACAACAGGTGTAAAGACTTGGCTTGGGCCACGTCCTTGAAGACTATCAAGTGCTGTTTGACGTAATAAATTCGAGGTAAAAATATGTTTAATCGCATCGCTCGCATCCTTAAAGTCATTTGCGTCTTTGGTAAGACTTATCTCTTCAGGTTGCCAGAAGAAGCCTCGGGCTGTCGCTTCAAAATCTGCAATCTTACGATATTTAGTCTCCTCAAATCTCTGTATTGTGACTGGACCTGCAGGATCT